CATATTGTGGATACTTCTGTTGTCTATCATATGCTACCCACATAAACAAACCAGCCACAACAAAAATTATAATCATAACAGCAACGCCTGTAGCAAATTCATCTCTAATTTTTCTCATTCGTGCTGCACGGCGTTTTTCTAGTATTGCTTGTTCTTTCATTTGTTTGATGAGAAGAACCTTTTGTTCTTTACCCATCTCTTTCATCATTTCTTCCACTTCGGTATATAAAGCACCAAGTTCTGGAGGACTTTGATAAATCATCAACTCACGCAAATCAACTGACATTTGTTCTAACTGTTTACGCATAAGCACACGTTGTAAGGCACGTTTACCTAATGATGCATCTCCGGTATAGACTTGTGTCTTAGCATTTTTTTCTTCTTCTTCAAAAACAGCCATACACTTATAGAAGTTATCATAGTATGTGCCTAGATGTTCACCAATCTCTTGATAGATATTGGTAGTTTCTCCACCCTTTTTGTTTAGTTCAATTACACGATTTTTTTCCGAAACGTAGGCATTTCTTTGTGCTACACTTGCAGGTTTTTCAGGTGGATGAAGCTTTTTGAACTGGTCGTCAAGATCCTTGAGGACGTCTTTGACTTCCCCAGCTGCACCTTTAATATCTTTGTATAGTTTACATCCGGCTTTGACTGCCGAAACCGCACCATTTGCGAGGGCAAAGAGTGTGAATGGATCCATTTCTTTTTATACCATTTTTTTACTTGACATTATAACAAAAAAATGATATAATCTACGTTCAGGTCACACTATATAATTATTTAGGATAGGATTAACATGAAAATATATGCAATGAAATTAGTAACTGGTGAAGAACTTATTGGTGAAGTTGAAACGGAGAATGAAAATGAAATGGTGATTAAGAATCCATTAGGAATTGCCATTGTACGTGGTAAAGATGGTCAACCTAACGTAGGTTTTGCGCCATTTCCAATCCATGCAGAACAAAAATCAGACTCTACTATTGCCTTAAAGCGTGAACATATTGTATACTACTACGTTCCAGCAGAAGATTTTGTCAAAAACTATGACCAAATTTTCGGCACAGGCATTATTCTTCCAGGTCAACAACAAATCATTACAGGTTAATGACAACTTTTTATACAAACGTACAGGCACTTGGCGGCAAGATTCTTTATCGTGGCGTCAAAGATGGTAAAAGAATCAAACTGAAGATTGATTATGAACCACAATTGTATCTTCCAGCCCGTAACGGTAAAGGTACCCATAAATCACTTGATGGCCTAGACCTTGTGCCAAAACGATTTGATGGCATTCGTGAAGCCAGAGAATATGTGAAACAATATGATGGTCTTCCAGGTGCTCCAAAAATCTATGGTAACACAGGATATCAATACGCTTTCATTGCAGAACAACATTCTGAAATGGTTGATTGGGAACAAGATAAAGTAAGTGTTGCAATTATCGACATTGAGGTCGGTTCGGAAAATGGTTTTCCTGATCCATACCTTGCAAACGAACCTATCACCGCAATTGCAACGACCTTTCTGAATGGTCACACTTATGTGTTTGGTTGTGGTGATTTTCGTAATGATGATCCCGACAATATAACCTATCTGAAGTGTAAAGATGAATACACTCTTTGCAGTAAATTCATTGAGTTTTGGTCCAGAATGTATCCAGATGTTATCACTGGCTGGAACACCAAGTTCTTTGATATACCATATCTTGTCAATCGTTTTCGTAAGATTCTTGGTGAAGATAAGGCCAAGATGTTATCTCCATGGAATTATATCAGTGAACGTAAAACCAATATCAATGGTCGTTTGTTGATTGCATACAGTTTTGTTGGTATCGAATCACTTGATTATATTGAGTTATACAAATGGTATGCGCCAGGTGGTAAGTCACAAGAATCCTATCGACTGGATAATATTGCACAAGTAGAACTTGGTGAAGGCAAGATTTCATATGATGAATATGAGAACTTACATCAGCTGTATAGACTGAACTATCAAAAGTTTATTGAATACAACATTAAAGACGTTGCGTTGATTATTAAACTAGAGGACAAGTTGAAGTTGATTGAGTTGGCCTTAACTCTTGCATATGATACCAAGTGTAACTATGAAGATGTATTTGCACAGACACGTATGTGGGATTCATTGACGTATTCTTATTTGTTAGGTAAAGGCATCATTGTTCCACCAAAAGAAACACAGGAGAAAGATTCTGCGTTTGAAGGTGCATATGTTAAAGAACCACAAATTGGATTACACAATTGGGTTGCATCGTTTGACTTGAACAGTTTGTATCCACACTTGATGATGCAGTACAACATTTCACCTGAAACGTTAATTGAACCAGAAAACTATACTGATGAAATGCGTGGTGTTCTTTCACAAGGTGTTACTGTTGATAAAATGTTAATGAAACAAATTGACACTTCGGAACTGGTTGATGTTACAATCACACCAAACGGTCAATTCTTCCGTACCGACATTCAAGGTTTCTTACCTAAGATGATGGTCGAAATGTATGATGACCGCAAGAAATTTAAAAAGATGATGTTGCAAGCGCAACAGGAGTATGAGAATGAAAAAGATGAACGAAAAAAATATGAAATCGACAAACGAGTTGCCAGATACAACAACCTCCAGCTCGCAAAGAAAGTATCCCTTAACTCTGCCTACGGTGCTTTGGGAAGTCAGTATTTTAGGTTTTATGACCTACGCATGGCTTTGGGAGTCACTACGGCAGGCCAGCTTTCCATCAAATGGATTGAAGCGAAAATAAACCAATACATGAATAAACTTCTTGGTACAGATAACGATTATGTAATCGCTTCTGATACCGATTCTATTTACCTGCGCCTCGGTGATGTAGTAAATAAAGTTTATGGTGTTGATGGTGTGGTTAAAATGCCTGCACAAAAGATTATTGAATTTATGGATCGTGTTTGTGAAGATAAACTACAACCACATATTGATAAGTCTTACCAAGAGTTGGCTGATTATGTTCATGCATATGCACAAAAGATGCAGATGAAGCGTGAGGGTCTTTCTGACAAAGGTGTATGGACTGCCAAGAAACGTTATATTCTAAATGTATATAACAATGAAGGTGTGCAGTATGCTGAACCACATATGAAAGTGATGGGCTTGGAAATGATTAAATCATCCACACCATCTGCTATTCGTGAGAAGATGAAAGCTGCCATTAAGTTGATGATGACTGGCACTGAACAACAAGTACAAGACTTTATTGCCGAGTTTAAGAAAGAGTTTAAAACATTACCAGCGGAAGAAATATCTTTTCCTCGGGGTTTGAATGGGCTAAATACTTATTCCGATCCAGTAATGTTGTTCAAAAAAGGCACACCCATTCATGTTCGTGGTGCAATCGTATATAACCACCATCTAAAACAATTGGGATTGACTAAGAAGTACCCACTCATACAAGAAGGTGAAAAACTCAAATTTACCTATTTGAGAATGCCAAATCATTTTAAGAATGATGTGATTTCTTTTCCAGGTAGAATACCTAAAGAGTTTGAGCTTGACAACTACATTGATTATGATGTACAATTCGACAAAGCATTTCTGGAACCAATCAGTGTCATTTTAAGATGCATGAAGTGGTCTGCGGAAAAAACTAATTCTTTAGAGGACTTTTTCGGATGATATTTTTAACCTTATTGACAGCATTAGGTTTATCTGGTGTTTCTGCATACTATTCAGTTGTTGGTTTAGCACAAATTTTTCCTGGTTCGTTTTGGCCAATTGTTTTTATGGGTTCGGTTCTTGAAGCTTCGAAACTTGTAACAGTATCATGGTTGTATAATAACTGGAAACAATGTCCTTTTCTTATTAAATCGTATTTGTCGATAGCAGTTATCATTTTAATGTTGATTACTTCAATGGGTATCTTTGGTTTTTTATCAAAGGCACACCTGGAACATTCAGCAGATAATGCACCACTTGTAGATAAGATTGCCTTGCTGGATGAGAAGATTAAAACGGAGAAGGAAAATGTCGAGGCAAACCGCAAGGCAATTAAACAGTATGATGAGGTTGTGGACCAAACTATGGGTCGCTCAACAGATGAAAAGGGTGCCGCTACGGCGCAAGCAATACGCCGTTCCCAACAGAAAGATAGGACTAGAATACTACAAGAAATTCAACAGTCGCAAAGCGTCATTGCCAAATACTCCGAGGAACGTGCGCCTCTATCTACAGAGCTTAAAAAGGTTGAAGCGGATATCGGTCCAATCAAATACATTGCGGCCTTGGCGTATGGTTCAGAGACTACTGGTGATGTTATCGACAAAGCGGTAAGAATGGTAATCATGTTGATTATTGTTGTATTCGATCCATTAGCAATTCTATTGTTAATCGCATATAACATGTCGATGAAACAAAAAGAAGATGTTGAAGACTTTTTTGAACGTGCAAAAGAAAATGCAAAAAAATTGGATGAATATGCCAAACAAGTTGATGATGTAACACCTGAAGTTGTACACGTTGAAGAA